CAGATAGATAATGAACTTGCATTGCATCTAAGTCAGAAGTAACAGCTCCAACAGATCCAGTAACCCAAGTTTTCATTTTTCTAGACTCAGTTTGAGAAGCTCTGTAACGAACGTGTAGAAATGGTCTTTTTAGGTTTTTACCTAATTGTTGATCATATACAGTTGATACACCAGCTGGAATAATAACGCCTCTAATAGGAGCTACAGCATCTCTAGAATTAATACCACCTCTTGTAGCTTTGTCGTTTAAGTATCTAAAGTCAGACTTGTAAAAATCGTAAGATCCACGTCTGAAACCAGAAAAACCTAAATTTAATGCCATATCTTCAGAATTGTTAAATACTCCGTAAGAAGTACCACCAGCACCATAAGAATTCATTGAAGCTAACATATCATCCATTGCAAGAGACGTAGCTCTATTTACAAACATCATGTTTTCTTCAATAGCACCTTGCTTGTCAAACTCTGCTAAGATAGCATCAAATTCAGCTAAATCAGTAGAAGCATTAACACCAGTAACACCAGTAGTAACATTTCCTCTAGTTTCAATAGCAGCAAAAAGTCCTTCAGTACCAAAAGTATCACCAGCAGTACCAATAGTACCTTCTGCAGTAGATGCTCCAGGAACACCTTTAACAGCTTCTAGCATAGTCATTTCTAAGTAATCACCAAATCTAGCTCTAGTATCACCTTCAGCTTTTAAGTACCATAAGTAACCGTTTTGTCCTGATTCACCTGTAATTTCAACCCAACCAATTGCAGAAGTATCAGATCCTGAAACCTCGTAGTAATCTTTTAAGATTATTGGCTTATTATTGAAAGAAGTAAATTTAGGTTCAACGTTTCCAAAACCAGCAGTTGTTGAAGCAGAAGCTCCTTGACCTTGCTTACCTTTGCCAAATTCAGAACCAATAACTAATACAGTTGCAGCAGCATTAGAGATATCAGTAAACGCAGCAGCAGCATCAGTTGTAGCTACCTCATAAGGAAGTAAAGTTGCAGTTGTTGCAGCAGCAGCAGTACATAAACATTTAATAGTACCCTGAGCAGTAGCAACGATACACATGTCATTAATACGGATACCATGATCACCAGAAGCAACTGTGTTTCCATCAATGTCTTTGGATACCGTGAAGATATTAGTGTTAGTATCGTGTGTTCCAGTGTACGATAAATGTAGTCTACCTTGTTCTGACCAAATAACTTGGTCTGAAGACATAGCCTCTTCAGCTCCTACTTGTGAAAGAAATCCTGAAATTGTTCTGTTTCCAAAAACTTCAGCTTCTTTTTCCATAAGATCTGGTAAATATTGTTGCGCCCAACCAGCAGTGGCTGTCGCAGTAAAATCGATGTAGTTTGAAGCTAATGTTGCCTTTGCCGAAGCTGGAACACTATTTAAACTACCCGCTGTGCCCGAATTACCTGGGCCCGGATTTGATATTGCCATAATTTTGTTTTTTTAAATTTATTTATTTATTTATTTGTTTTTAATTTTAAACTTAAAGCTAGGAGAATCATCGTTAAGCGCTCTTACTTTTGGTCCACTTGTATTGTCATTAGAAAATGACTGTCTAGGTTCCATGTTTATATTTTTAGATTTAGCAACGCTAGTTTTCATAGCATCTGCTTTACCTTGTTCGTAAAAGTGATTAGCAATAGCATCGGGATTCATTGCTGTAAATAAAGATTTATGGTAACCTTTAGCATCTGACATTTCATTATTTTTATTCAAGAACTTCTTGACAAAATTATTAATGTCGCCTTGTGTTTCTTTAACCTCTCCAGCATTTTTCACGTTAAACCTATACTTCTTATCTCCGACGTTGTATTCAAAACCTTTGAATTTATCGTTAAAAACTTGTTGAGTTTTTAATTTAAAAGTGTTAGTTTGTTTGTCTGCTATTTTTTTAGTTTCTTCAGACTCTTTGTTATATCTATTAAAGAAGCTCATTGCTTTTTGTTGTTCTGGCGTTAGCCTTGAACCCGCTTTGATTTCTTCATAGTATTTAGACTTTTGCCCGTCTAAGTGGCTTTTCGCGCTGGCAACTTGCTCTTTAAGCGCAATCTTTTTCTTTTTAATATCTCTTTCCTCATCGACCTCTTCATCATATGAAAAGTCTTCTTCCATAAGAAAATCAATTTCATCACTTGTTAAATGTGATTTTGTTTGTTTATAAAACTCTCTTAGCACGGTTTTATCATCTTGACCGGTAAAATCTTGATTAAGACTTACGTAATCTTCTAAAGTACCGCCTGTTTCTTCCATAAAATCTACAACTTTTTGTAAATTCTCAGGTAAAGGCTTGCCATCTTCTTGTTTTTCTATAGCAGCATCAATAATATCTTCAGCTAATACTTCAGCTTCGTCTTTAACCTCTTCTTCAGTTATCTCTTCTAATACTGGAGTTTCTTCTTGTGTTTGTTCTTCCGGTTGTACTTCTTCTTGTTTTTCTGTGGACTCGGCATTATCAAGCTCTGTAACCACTCCCTTGTCGTCAGGGTTATCTTCTTTAATTTCATCTTGTTTTGGTGTTGGGGGTTTATCTAAATTTACTGTAACAACATTGTCCTCAACAGTTGTTACGCCTTGAGACAAGTCTATTTTTGCAACGCTTTGCGCTACACCTTCGTTTTTTTCTTCCATAATATAATATAATAATAGTTAATAATTGTTATCTAGGACCAAAAGCACCTAAATCAAATCCTCCTAAGTTATCATTACCTGCTGACTCAAAGTTTTTAGGTGGTTTTTGGTTATTTCTTTGATCAATCATCTCGCTTTGTTGAGTTGCTTGAATTTTTGTTCTTTCGTCTTTACGATCTTCTTTTTGTGTTTCTTTACTTTTAGCAGTTTCAGCCTCCATAGATTTAAGCTGCATGTTCATTTGAAACTCCAGTTGCATGAGTTCTTTTTTGTGCATTACTTCTTGTTGCATTTTTTGAGAATCCATTTGAGCTTTCATTTGCTCAAACTGCATATCAGTTTGCATTATTGCTTGTGATTTTTGCACTTCCATTTCTGCAGCAGCTTGTTGAGCCTGTATGTTAGCTTGTGATTGTGCTTGAATATTTTGTTGCTGAACAAGTTGATCTCTCTCTTGTTTTTTCTTTCTTCTAATCTTTAATATTTGATTAGCTAGTTTAATGTTTTTTATTTCCCTAACGTCAATAGCGTCTTCAAGATCTATACTTTGTTGTTGCAAAGCCATTTGTATATTGTTTTCTAGCATTGCCTTTTCTTCGTCATCAGGCATTAGTTCTATAAATATACCAAAATCATACAAATGTAAGTCTTGCATTTCTTCAAGTGTAGCTACGTTATGAGTACCTATAGCTTGTACAAAAGCATCTTTTGTTGGAGAGTATTCTAATATATCAGATATTCTAAGTGACAAACACTCTGCAACTTCACCAGTTAAAAACAAACCTGACTGTAGTATGTGCCTTGTTGCTGTGTTTGAATTAGCCGCTGCAAGTTTTTGAACACCAACTAAAGCGTTTTTATCAGGAGTACTACCGTCTCTAGCTTCATTAAGCCCAGTAGTATCTCTTATCATTTGCAAGTAATAATTGTACGTGCCAATAAGACTTTGCATTTTTTGCCCACCAGATCCTGATTGTATTTCTTGAATAGGCACTTTACCTGGATTCATATCACCTTCAGATGTCATTGATCTACCTATAACAGATCCTGTTTGGAAAAACATATTTAAAGCTTCTTGAGGATTGTAGTTTGTTCCATTACCTAAATCTATTTCAGCTAAACCATCAGCATCTAAATAAACCCCGTCTGGAACCATTCTAGATAACACTTGTTGTAGCTTTAAGTGTGTAAGCTGTATCATATCAGCAAAACCAGTTATTCTACCTACTAAACTTTCTATTCTGCCTTTATACATACGTGGAGCAACAATAGCATAATTCATTTTAACTTTAGTAAAATCACTCTTAGGCCTCATCATGTTTTTAGCCATCTCCCATTTAAGTAATTTTTTAGTACCTAGTATTATAGCACCTTCGTATAAACAC